TCCAGTGATTCCTTGGGGTAATCACCCGGTTCAACTTTCCTTGCCTCCTATGGTCGTTTCACAGATGGCAAGGAAAGTTGAACCGGGTGATTACCCCAAGGAATCACTGGACGTTACAGACGCACTGTCAGACGCACTGTCAGATGGGCCAAAAACCAGCACACAAAATAACCCCACGCGGGAGAATATTGCAGTCGATGGACCCCCAACAGAGTTAATCCCCACACCGTTTATGAAGTCAGACTTCGGACCACAACCAAATCCACGAAAGAAACTCGCAAAGCGACGTAAGGGACAGGGCTACAAATACGATTGGCACGACATCCGCACCAAGTTCATCGAAGGATTCCCCATTGAGGGCAGTGATGACCGTGAATTCAACAACCTTGTCGAACTAAGCGAGAAGGTCAACGTTCCACTGCAACGATTGCGATCACGATGTGCCGATGAGCGGTGGTATGAACAGCGGGAACAGTACCAAGTCAAACTCGCACGCAGCAGACAGACCAAAAGAATCCTTGAACTGTCAAAAGAATCCGTTGACTTTGATTCATCCAGCCTCAAGGTAGCGAAACTGGGCATAGGAATGGTCACGGCAAGGATGTCTGAAATCGCTCGTGATGTTCAAATGCAGCAAGTGAAGCGCGAAGAAGCAATCAAATTGAGTCAAGCGGGATATGACATTGATCCATCGGTAATGGAAACGGTCATCGATGCCCGCGAACTAGACATGCTGAGTAGGGCGGCAAACCAATGGCAAACACTGGGACAACGTGCACTGGGAACAGACATTCAGCGGCATGAAATCACTCAGGATGTATCAATGGACATCGACGTATCTATTACCTCGGTCAGTGCAGAACTAGGTAGGGATGATCCAGAACGTCTAGCCGCATTCTTGCAGGCAGCAAAACGAGCGGGACTACTGGAAACTGTAATGAACGATGGAAAACAACCACTCGCGATAGAAACAGATGTGATAGATGCCGAGGTAGTTGAATCTGAAGGGTGATCCCGCCATGCATGATGACGATGACAGCAGCGAATACATGTACGTGACTGAGGTTGAACTAGAACACGGCTTCAGTGTGTGGGGCATGGCAGCCATTGTGTTGAAGGGCGCGGGAGAAATGGCTGAAACAGTTCAGTCAGTGTGTGAAAACATGGCGGTTGAGTTGGTGTATCGCCATAACACTACGGTGGATCAAGCCAATTTCATCACGACTATCAAGGCAGGACTCGACAAACTGTAGTGAAGCCCATGAACATCCTTGTATACCTGCACTCACTGCCCCCAATGCGCTACGTAGGGGGTGAGTTGATGACCCTAGAACTACTGTCCTACATGGCCTTACAGGGCCATAGGGTGTCTATCTACGTAGGCGAGTGGGACGTACGTATGCCGGGTATCTATCGGTCCATGCGTGTCTATGATGCGTCATACCTTAACGATGACGTAGCACGTAGGCATGACGTATTCATTACGCATCCCGAAGTACGTACGAAGGTCTGGCAATACGTAAGGCGTATGCCATACGTAGGCGTAGTGCATAACGTGAATGAGCCCACCATGCGTTCATTGCAACGTGTGACCCCTGCCTTAACAATTGTGGGGAGTGATTGGACTAGGCGGCATATGCCCGATGAAGTACTTCGAAATGGAGTTTCCGTTTGCGCGCCTCCTATGGTCGTTTCACAGACCACCCGCACAAAATTTCCTGACCCTAGTGCAACCCCCACTTTGGAGGGTTGCGCCGCTAGGTGCGCCGCTAGTAGTAGTGCAAAGCAAAGAATGGAGGGGTCAGGACACATCACCATGATTAACCTCAGTGTGGCCAAGGGCGGGATGATTCTTCAGTTTGCGTCTGATCGCTTGCCTGATCACAAGTTTTTGGGGGTCTTGGGCGGTCACGGGCCTCAGGTGACTGATTACCGGTCAAACGTGACGTTGCATGAACACACTCAGGACATGGCGGCGGTCTACAGCAAAACACGAGTATTAATTTTTCCTACTCGGTCAGAAACCTATGGGATCGTCGTTTCCGAGGCCATGCAGCACGGGATACCGGTCATTGCTTCTAGCCTGTCGGCAGTACGTGAAGCGGGTGGGGATGCCGCGATCTATATCAACCCCTATGACGGTCCCTCATGGGTAGAAGCACTCAAGGACTTGGACGACCCTGACCAGTACCAGCATTGGGCCAACAAGTCACTCGAAAGGGGTGTCATGCTAAGGCAGCAAGCCAAGGACAATCTGGCGGCATGGGAAGCCTCGTTATTGGAAGTGGTCACATGACTCAGGAAAACCCCAAAGACGATGAACATGGCATTGACCCTCGTATCAACGCCGTAGGCAACGCACTGCTGGATACTCAGGAATCGTGGGTGTCCATCAACGACGGGACCGTAACGGTAGACATGGACGAAGTGTCGCGGATTGCCGTGTTCGCGGTGGAATCTGTTGACTCAGAAGATCACTGCAAGTGGATGTGCCATGTCGATGAACAGGATCGGATCGTAGAAATACTCAGGGAAGCGTGGAAAGCCACCAAGGGGAACGCAGACCTGTTGTCCATGCTCGTAGACATGATTGAAATCCCCGATGGGTTGATACTCACCAAAGACGAAGAAAAGCAGAAAGACGGGGATGCCGCTCCCCAAAATTTACCAACCGATGAACCTTAGACGAGTCTGCGAGTCACTAAAAGGCGCACCAAATTTCGAGGGGTCTAGATGAACGACTACGTACTGCTGGCGTGGATCATCACGGCAATGTTGTACTCGCTGTACGTCGCATGTGTCGAAGGAAGCCGAGGCTGATAGTGGCGCACACGCTGTAAGCGCACACGCTAATTCTGATTGGCTCCCGGCCTTACGGCGGTGGACTTCCCGCGCGTGGGTAAAAGAAAACCCCCATCCCGTGAGGGACAGGGGCGTTCTTCTGGCTGGGTCACTCAGCCGGTGGCTCTTCGACCGGCACTACTGCGACCACAGTGTTCAGCGTCGCCACTGAACTCTCGATCTGATCAGCAGCGGCCTGTGCTCCATCTACCTGCGCCTGTAGGGCGGCCTGTAGGGCAGCAATAGCCTCTTCGTATGCAGCATCTTCGGTGCTGTCTGCGGCGGCGAATGCGGCCAGTGCTTCCACACCAGCGGCAACCTGAGCCTTTAGGTCATCGACAGTGGGGCCAACTCGGTCCAGTACACCTTGTACTGCCACCTGTAGGTCGGCTACTGCTTGCGTTAGGTCTGCCATGCTTTTCCTCAATCCGTGAGTCTCGTGAAGAATCGCCAGCATGATCTGGCGATCTGTCAGATCATCAATGTCTACTCGTATGCGATCCATGCTTCAAGGAGAGCACACATAAGTGCGGAACGATACTATCTCTCAATGGATTCGATAGATGTCGTCATTCCGTGGCGCGATACGGGCGAACCGTACCGTCGTTCTCACTTTTGGCATCTGCGTTGTCACTATGGGCAACAGTTCAACGTCGTTGTGGGCAACAACGCCAACGACTTCAATCGGTCTGCTGCTCGCAATGCCGGGGTAGCGCAGACGACATCCGATGTCATCGCAGTCATCGATGCCGACAACCTGATTGATCCTCTTCAAATTCTGGAAGCGGTCGCCGTTGCCCGCCATACGTCCCGAATGGTCAAACCGTTTGAGGACTTTGGGTACGTCGATCAACGGACCACCGATATCTACTACGCCACCGGCCAAATCCCCAATGACCCGAGTTGGGAAAACGACGGGCTAACCCCTGGATTCACGGGAGGGGCGTACGTGTTGCGCCGCGATGCGTGGGACCGGCTTGGCGGGTTTGACGAAGCGTTCATCGGTTGGGGTGGAGAGGACGACGCGTTTCATATCCATGCAGAACGAACACTGGGTCCGGTTCTCTCTGTTCCTGGGAATGACTACCATTTGTGGCACCCTACTTCTAGTAGATGGACAAGTCCTGAGAACTATCAACGCTTGATGGACAACTACGTGAACAAAGGCGGGCAGTAATCATAGGTACCTCGCATCCTGAAACGAAACCTTGGGTCGTTGAGAAAATCATTGCCCACCGGCCTAAGCGAATCCTTGATGTTGGAGCCGGGGCGGGTAACTGGTACGACGCTTTGAAACGGGCGGGATACGGCGGTTGCATCGACGCAGTTGAGGTCTGGGAACCTTATGTCCAGAAGTATGACCTACTGGTGCGGTACAACGTAGTCTACTTATCGGATATTCGCGAGTGGACAAGCGAACAGTTCTCAGAATATGACGCTGTGATCTTCGGGGATGTTCTGGAACATATGACTAAGGAAGAAGCGGTACGAGTATGGGACACCGCATCTTCAGCAACACATGCCGCCATTTGCATACCCATCGTCTTTTACGCTCAAGGTCACTTAGACGACAATCCATACGAAGAGCACATCAAGCCAGACTGGACACACAACGAGGTGATCGAGTCCTTTGCTGGTATTGCTGATTCCCAAGTCTTCACTATCACCGGAGCGTACTGGCGATAACGGTGGTTAGTATGGCCGCATGAAGTCAGTAATCGCCGGTATGGCTCTAGTAGGTATCGCCCTTGCAGGGTGTGGCAACAACAGTGCAGACAGCAGTGAACAGTCCACCCAACCTCAAACGTCTGTGGTCACCGTCCACGTGTCTAATCAGGCGGGTATCCCGGTAGAGAACGTGACCGTAGTGTCTAAGCACTTGGTATCGGCAGCAGAAACCCCGACTGTCGCCTCGGACGTAATGACCGATGCTGACGGCAATGCCGCAGTGACGTTGCCCGAGAACATCACCGCGCAGTTTGGCCTTCACCAAGGAGTGGACATCGTAGAAAACGGGTTGACCCCCGCATGGCAAACGGCATTCGTGGTCCCGTCCAGCGATGTGACTCTGTGGTACACCTACCCCACCGATATCCTGTGCGGCGTAGTAGACCCCACGAGTCCTACGTTCTGCCTACCCGAACCGACACCCACACCAACTCCAACTTCATCAGAATCATGGCACCCGCCGATGGAACTTACCCCTAGCCCGTGAGTGGCCGGGGCTTGGCGTACATGACCCGCGATGCAGATGCGATAACCCCCTTTGACCAACTCCCAGGCCGGGATCAGCGTTGGCTGCAACGGGCGTGCGGTGTGGCATTGACCAGTACCCATACTCAGCGCATGGGGGCAATCGCAGTGCGTGGCGGTAATCCGATACACGCGGCGGTCAATCGCTTTCGGAACCATCCTCGGGTGGTAGTTGAATGGGCAGACTGTTCTGTTCACGCAGAGGCGGCGGTAATCGAATCGTGTGATGCCGCTGGCAGCATCGTTTACGTGGCTCGCATTACGACTGGCGGCAACACGGCTATTGCCAAGCCCTGTCGGGCGTGTTTACTGTTGCTCACCACCGCTGCGGTCAAACGTGTGGTGTGGACAGAAGATAACGATGCCGTGGGTATCATGTCGCTGGGCTGAAAGAGGGTCGGGTATGAGCAAATGTGCGGGCCAGCAAGTGAGCATCTACGATTTCTTCGATGAACCTGAACCGGTTCCCGTGAAGCCCGCAATCACTTATGTTCCTACCCCCGCCAGACGGGCGAGCAGCGATTCTGACGGCTTTTCACCACGGTTGGGTAATCGGGCAGCCCGACCAATTCTGTCGGACCTCGTGGCTGTTCTACGCGGTTTGCATGTTAAGACCCAGACTGGAGCGTGTTGTACCGAATGCCAGCAAGATTGGCCCTGCCCCACACTCATAGCGGTAGACACCCACTATCCCGGCTACGGAAAACAGTGAACGCCGAGACTTCGCTGACGCTGACTTGTCGTCGTTGCCACAAGCCACTCACGGAACCGTTGTTGTATGTGGATAACTGCAATGTCGGCGCATATTGCCAAGAGTGTTGGTCAATAAAGAAGAAGAAATGAACGCCGAACATACTCAGCCCATCGTCCTACCCGCCAGAATCGAATTCTCTGGGACATGGCACTGCAACCTATGCGAAGGTAGCGGGTCAGGATCATTCCCCGGTTACAACGAGCACTACGCCGGATACCATAGGTAGATAACATCCACACTGTATTGAGATAGGGGAACGGTTCATGGCCACGGTATCCCCCGACATTCTTGCTGCCACTCAGGCGATGTCGAAAGAAGATCGCGCGCACCTAGTTTCCATCGCCCGTCCCCGGCTAATGGAGCCATACACCAAGCACATCCCGCACCCTGCCCAACAGTTGTTCCTGTCGCTGAACGCGACTGAGGAAGTCATGTACGGCGGTGCGGCAGGCGGTGGCAAGTGCTTGACTGAAGATCACGACGTACTGACTCCCGATGGATGGGTGCCAATAGCGACCGTAAACACTGGCGACCTAGTAGCGTCGTGGCATACCGATGGCGCTATGACATGGGAACGAGTCGCCGCCACATATGCCTACGATCACGACGGGCCATTACGCACGTCCCCTATGTTCAGAACCACACCGAACCACAAGTGGCGTGCGGGGCATCGTTCTACTGCAAACGAGGTCAAGACGTGGCGATGGTATGACGCCACTGAACTTCGCCCCCAGATGTCAGTCCCGGCTGTAGGTGAGCCATTGCCGACTGGTAGCGGCGATCTAAGCCCAGAAGAAATGGAACTACTCGGCTGGTGGCTATCCGAAGGTTCTGGCTACGACAAGAACATGGCGCGTATTAGTCAGACCAAACCAGAGGGCCGTGCCCGGATCATCAAGTTGTGCGAATACCTCGGGCTGAAGCACACGGTCTACGAACGTGAAATCCGCGTCCGGTGGGAAGCACCAGATCGACGTGGCACTGCATACGACAAGTTCATACCTCGCTGGGCGTTCCAGCAACGGAATCTTCAAAACCTTCTTGACGGGCTTCTGGCCGGTGATGGTTACATGAGGCGTGATGGTTGGGAATACAGCAGTTCGTCCAAGCAATTAGCAGAAGATGTGCAAGAACTAGCCACTCGTCTTGGGTTGCGGGCCACTATGCGACAGAAGAAAGTTGCGAGTGACAACCCCCATTGGATTGTGTCGGCGTATCCACGTAAGACCTGGACGCTCAATACCACTTTGGGCTGGGAGCAGTTTACGGGGAAGGTGTATTGCATTACCGTCCCGGCAACCTCAACCTTCTTGGTTCGCCATAACGGACGTATCCATGTCACAGGTAATAGCGACGCGTTGCTTATGGGTGCACTCCAATACGTAGACGTACCCGGCTATAGCGCGCTGATCCTGCGTCGCACATGGGCAGACCTGTCACTCCCCGGCGCAATCATGGACCGTGCTAGGGAATGGTTGGCCGATACGGATGCCCGACCACGGGACGGCGGGAGAATCTGGGTGTTCCCCAGTGGTGCCCGTATCTCGTTCGGCTACTTGCAGTACGACAAAGACAAGTACCGCTATCAGTCAGCGGAGTTCCAGTTCATCGGCTTTGACGAACTGACACAGTTTGAACAGTCCACGTACGAGTACATGTTCAGCCGTATTCGTCGTCCCGCGCTTGTCTGCCTCCGTTGCAGTAGGTCAGTAAAGCGTTATGACGGACGGTGGAAGCACACCTCTAGTTCCAATAAGTGCGACTACTGCCTGCCCGACCCCAAGGTGCTCCGACAGTACGGACCAAGCAAGCAGGGCGGGGTCACACTGTTCGATGTCCCTCTGCGGATGCGTAGTGCGACTAACCCTGGTGGTTCGGGACACCAATGGGTACGCGACCACTTCATTGACGAGAACCTAAAGAAGCCGGAAGCGATCTTCGTCCCCGCCTTGCTGACTGACAACCCGTCGCTTGACCAAGACTCCTACAAGAAGAACCTTGAACACCTGAACCCTGTTGACCGAGAACGCCTACTGAATGGCGACTGGGATGTCAGTGAAGAAGGCGCGTACTTCCAGAGGCATTGGTTCCGGTTCTTGAAACACCGGCCCGATGACCCGAAGATTCGGTGGATGAGGTACTGGGACTTGGCCGCAACGGTGGCCGGTGACTACACGGCGGGCGCACTAGTTGGCTTGACACCTGACAACGAGTTCATCGTCGCTGACGTACGTAGGATTCGCGCCACCCCGCAGACAGTAGAGCGGTTCGTGGCGGCTACTGCTCACGAGGATGGTCATGCCGTACCGATCCGCATGGAACAGGAACCGGGCGCATCCGGTGTCGCACTCATCGATTACTACCGGCGCAAGATTCTGCTGGGCTTCGACTTCCGGCCTGACCGTAAGGACCGGTCCAAGGAGATTCGGGCTAACCCGGTGTCATCACAGGTAGAAGCGGGCAACGTCTATCTAGTCGCGGCACCCTGGAACAGAGACTTCTTGGATGAGGTTTCGATCTTTCCTCTCGGCTCTTTCGACGATATGGTCGATGCTTTCACGGGGGCATTCACGTACTTGGCGAAGCGTAAGGCTAGGTTGCTCGTATGACAGAACAAGCCCCGTTACCGGATTCGACCCTTAGACGAACGGCTCTTGTAGCCGTAGTATTACTGGTTGTGGGTGTCACACTGTTTTCCGTGGGCATGTCCCTCGCCTTTGGCGTACCCGCAGGGCTAATCGCTCTGGGCACGCTGCTAATCGGCGGCGGCGTGCTACTCGGTATTACGACGTAAGGGAGCGCAAAGAGTGCCAAGTTTCTTGCGCGGCCTGTTTGAAACAAAGTCGTCTGCCCCGCCCAACCCCATCCCGCGCGCAATCAGCAACTCCCGCACTGGTTTTGCTGGTGGTATGCCGGGTTCTCAGGTGTGGGATACCGACCAAGCCATTAACCAAGGGTACGAGCGGGTTATCTGGGTCTATCGCTGCATTGACGCGATTGCCTCCAACAGCGCGGCAGTACCAATGGTCGTTCGCAAGTACGACGGCAAGGATGGGATGGACGTAGTTGATCCCGAACTGCTGACTGTTCTCAACCGTCGTCCGAACATCTACGAAACCGCTACACAATTCCGGTATCGCCTCGCATCACAGTTGCTGCTTTCTCGGCGTGGAGTGTTCATCGAAGTAGTGCGTAACCGGATGGGTCGCCCGTCTGAACTTCACCTACTGCCTCCCGGTGCTACTACCCCTATTCCAGACCCGAAAAAGTACGTCACGGGATACTCCGTACAAACAACGCACCAAGGGCAAGTGGAACTAGACCCTCATCAGGTCATCTGGATCAAAGCCAAGCCCCACCCCACGGATGTCTACGCGCAGATGACTCCGTTGGTATCAGCGGGACTAGCGATTGATACTGACTGGTTGGCACGGCTCTACAACCGCAACTTCCTAGCGAACGATGGTCGCCCCGGTCTGATCGTCGCGGTGCAAGGTCAGTTGATGCCAGAGGACGCTGAAGAAATCCGGCGACGTTTCAGTGGCGGTCCCACATCGGCAGGACAGACAACGGTCATCGAGGCAGACAACATCACTGCCACTGACATGTCATCCACCCCGCGTGACTCCATGTGGCAAGAAACTGTCAAAGGATCAAAAGAGGACATCCTCCTTGCTTTTGGCACGCCAGAATCCGTACTGGGCAACGCATCCGGTCGTACGTTCGACAACGCTGACGCAGAGGCCGAAGTGTGGTGGACGGCAACGATGCGCCCGTTCATGGATTCGATCACCGCTGGCTTCGACACGTTGACTGCGGAGGGCGTAGATGACGAGTTCTACGTCGCGCACGACTACACGAAGATCGACGTATTGCAGCGGCAGACGAGAATGCGCCATGAAAAGGCACTGACTGAATTCCAAGCAGGAGTCCTGTCGATTGACGATTACCTTGAAGCCGTAGGCCGTGACCCGGTGAACGTGCCGGGTACTCGGGTGCTATGGATTCCGGCAGGCAATGTCCCGGTGGGCGCGAACGACGAAGATACTGCGGCGGCAGCAGCATTGACACCTGTCGGAGCAGGAAAGCCAGCAGACATCGGTGAAGAAGCGCGTTCTGGTGCATTGCTGGGAGTTGCATCCGGCCAACGTCAGTTCCAGAACGAACTACAAGCGCGGGCACTCAGGTTGGCGGGTAAGCAGTTATCCCCTTTAGGCCCAACGTCCCCTTCACTCCAAATAAAGGGTTCCCCAAAAACCGATCTGCTTGAACTCAAAGCCGACGTTATCGACATCAAGGCAGAACGTCACCCTTACCAGAACCGTCGTGGTGCAGTAGAAGCAGAGATTGGCGCGGTGATCAATTCATGGTCCCGTCGTCAGGAACGCACTGTCGTTGAACGCATCGGTGGAGTCAAAGCGCGTAAGCACACCCGCCATTGGGAAGGTGCACCGGGGAGTAAGGCACTAGACGCGATCTACGTGACTAACCCTGAAGCATGGGCCGATGACCTAGTGGACGACCTAGGCGAAGTGATGCGGGCTATTGGAGAGAAAGAAGCCTTGCGTGCAGCGCGTGAACTAGACAAGGCGGGCGTACTCCAAAAGATCATCGATGACGGCACCGGTTTCCCAGGCGGGAGAACACCGCTAGACCGATTGGTCGGCAGCAGTGGTCTTACGCGTCGGCAAGTGATTGAGTACCCGGTCAGCGCAGTCGAAGACATGATCCGTGAATCTGCCTTG